AGTTAATTTTCTACACAGGAGAAATTGACTTTAGGGTAAAGCTATCAATATCTAAACTTAATAGGGAAAGCTAATGAGAGGTAGAAAGCCAAAGCCAACTGAATTAAAACTGGTTCAGGGAACATTTACAAAAAAAGATGAAAGAAGAAGGAACAGAGAGCCAATAGTGAGCAAAAATCTAGATCAAGCACCTGAGTGGTTTACTGAAAGTCAAAAGACTTCATGGAACTATGCCATTGATAATGCGCCTGCTGGTTTACTAAAACGCCTAGATAAATCTGTCCTTACTGCTTGGGTGGTTGCAGAAGATCTACATAGATTTGCATCTGAGCAACTACAAAATGAAGGCATTGTTTTTACTTCGCCCAAAGGCTATCAGATCCAATCCCCATATGTAGGAGTTCTAAATACTCAGGCTTCTATGATGATGAAATGCGCTAGTGAAATGGGGTTTACTCCTACAAGTAGAAGTCGCATTGTCTTAGCAGAAGAAGAAATTCAAAATGATCCTTGGGCTAAATTAGCAAGTGGTTGATTATCAAAAAGTAGCATCCGATTATGTATCGCATATGTTACAAAATGAGGGCTTATGTAGCAAATATGTTGCATTAGCTTGTAGAAGGCAATTAGATGATTTGATGAGAGAAGGGGATAAAAACTTTCCCTACATCTATGATGCATCTAAGGGCGCTAGAGTTTGCACCTTTGTAGAACAGCTTCCACATATTAAAGGCAAGCTGGCTGGTGAGCCAATACACCTAGAGCCTTGGCAAGTCTTTATTCTAATGACTGTGTTCTCATGGGTGCATAAAGAAACAGGCTACAGGCGCTTTCGCAGGACTTATATTGAAGTTCCTAGGGGTAATGGCAAGAGTGCAATTAGTAGCGCCATAGGTTTGTATATGCTTTGTGCAGATGGTGAGGGCGGTGCAGAGGTCTATAGCTTTGCTACTACAAGGGATCAAGCCAAGATTGTTTTTGGTGATGCTCAACAAATGGCAAAAAGAACTGCTGGTTTAAGGTCGCACTTTGGCATAGAAGTTAATGCACATAATATTAATCAGCTAAAAACAGCATCAAAGTTTGAAGCCTTAAGCGCTGAAGGTTCTACATTAGATGGTTTAAACACTCATTTTGCAATCATAGATGAGCTTCATGCCCATAAAACTAGGGGTGTTTATGATGTTGTAGAAACTTCTATAGGCAAGAGAAGCCAATCTATGCTGTGGGTTATTACTACAGCAGGCTCTAATAGGGCTGGTATTTGCTATGAAGTTAGGGGATTTGTTCGCAAAGTCTTAGAAAAAACTGGGCATGATGATACCCAATTTGGGATTATTTATGGATTAGATAAAGATGATGACTGGACTACAGAAGAATCCTTAAAAAAGGCTAACCCTAACTGGGGAGTTTCTGTAATGCCTGAAGTTCTTTTGCCTTTGCAATCTAAAGCCATGAGTATGCCTAGCGCAGCCAACAACTTTAGAACAAAGCATTTGAATGAATGGGTTAATGCAGATGTAAGCTGGATGGATATGAGGGCATGGGAAGCCTGCACAGATTCATCTTTAAGTGTAGAAGATTTTAGAGGTGAGCCAGCCTACATAGCTTTAGACTTAGCTTCTAAAACAGATATTGCAGCAAAGATGTTGTTATTTGAAAGGAATGGTCATTACTATGCATTCGGTGATTATTATTTGCCTAGAGAAACTGTAGATAAAGGTGAGAACTCGCAATACTCAGGATGGGAAAGTCTTGGATTACTTACTGTTACTGATGGCGCAATCATTGACTTTATGGTGATAGAGAATAAAATCCTAGAAGATTGCAAGCAATTTGATGTAATAGAAGTGCCATATGATCCATTTCAGGCTACTCAGTTATCAATGCGCTTGCTTAATCAGGGTGTAAATATGGTTGAGGTTCGCCCAACTGTGTTGAATTTTAGTGAGCCAATGAAGCAATTAGAAGCCTTGGTCTTAGATAAAAAATTTCATCACAATGGTGATCCAGTTCTTACTTGGATGGTTAGTAATGTAGTTTGTCATATGGATGCAAAGGACAATATCTATCCAAGGAAAGAAAGGCATGAGAATAAGATTGATGGAGTAGTAGCTTTGATTATGGCATTAAGCAGAGCTATTGCAAATAGTAATGAGCATGGGAGTTTAGATGACTTCTTGGCTAATCCGATAAGGCTATAAATATGGCATGGTATTCAACTCTATTATTTGGCTTTGGTATAGCTGGCAAAAGACAAGCTGGCTTACAGCAAGCAAATGCAGGCTCTTATCAGATAGCAAATGTAACAGTAAATGAAGATACATCTCTAAAGCTCTCAGCAGTTTGGGCTTGTGTAAGGTTGCTTTCTGAAACTATTGGTGGACTTCCTATCAACTGTTACAGAATTGAAGCTGATGGCACTAGGGTTTTGGATAACAGCCATCCTCTTGCAGAGCTATTTGCTAACAAACCAAACAAATATCAAAACAGATTAGAGTTCTTTGAAACAATGACTATGCAATTAGCCTTGCATGGTAATGCTTATGCACACATTACTAGGGGAACTGGTAAGCGCATTATAAGTTTATTGCCTTTGATGGCAGAGCAAATGGAAGTTGCCTTACTAACAGATGGCACAGTAACCTATAGATATAACTCAGGAACAGATGTTTCAGTTTACAGCCCTGAGAGCATTTGGCATATTAAGCTGATGAGTAATGGTATTGTTGGTCTTTCTCCTCTTGCTTATGCTCGCAATGCTATTGGAATTGGTATTGCAGGGGATGATAGAGTTAAGACTTTAGCTTCTAATGGCTTTAAGCCTACTGGAGTTTTGACTATTGATAAACTTCTAAAGCCTGAGCAAAGAGAGCAGATCCGATTAGCCTTCGCAGATTTACAGCAAGGATCAGGAGATCCGCTAAGAGTTCTAGAAGCTGGTATGACTTATCAGCAAGTATCTATGAATCCTAAAGATGTGCAACTATTAGAAACTCGCAGATTTCAGATTGAAGATATTGCAAGATTCTTTGGTGTGCCATCAGTCTTAATTAATGACACATCAGCCAGCACTACTTGGGGTTCAGGGATTCAACAGATTGTTGAGGGATTTTATAAATTAGGACTAAGACCATACCTTGAAAGGTATGAAGCTGCTATCCGCAACACTCTATTGTCAGCAGATGATAAGCGCAACTTTGAGTTTGAGTTTGATTTTGGCGCACTACTTAGAGGTGATGAGCAGACTAGATACGCAACTTACAAAGAAGCTATTATGTCAGGCTTTAAAACTATCAATGAATGCAGACAAAGAGAAGGCTTAGAGCCAATATTAGGTGGTGATGTTGCTTATTTACAGGCACAAATGACACCTATTACTACTCTTTCTAATCCACAGCCAGCGCAAACTGAGCAGATTTTGGGTGCTATGAGCAATATAGATAGGGAACTAAAGGCTTAAATATCATCTCAAATGATTTAATCGCAGAAGGTCAGCTTGGTATTCCTGATGTAGATTTGCTATTGCTATTGGTAGCTTGATAGTTTTAGTTTATTATATGCAAAAGATGGGAAAAGAATATGCCAACACCTAGGGATGATGAAACTGAAAGAGAGTTTATCTCAAGGTGTATGGGTGATGCAGAAGCAGTAGAAGATTTTCCTGATCAAGAACAAAGGGCTGGTTTTTGCTATGCAGTTTGGGGCAGAAGGGATGAGAAGGCAACTTATAGGGGTGAGGAAATAGATTTAACTCCTACAGATTCAATGGCGCAAGAAGCAAAAAGAGGTTTAGCTTGGAGAGATGAGTTTAATAGAGGTGGCACAGAGGTAGGTGTAGCAAGAGCTAGAGATCTAGCTAACAAAAGAGAGCTATCAGCCGAAACTGTGAGAAGGATGGTTAGTTATTTTGCAAGGCATGAAGTAGATAAGCAGGGTCAGGGTTTTAGTCAGGGTGAAGATGGATACCCTAGCGCTGGCAGAATTGCTTGGGCTTTGTGGGGTGGTGATGTAGGAAAGACTTGGGCTAATGCCAAGAACAGGCAGTTAAATAGGATTGATGAAGAAAAGCAGGGAAAGAAGCCTATGTTAGAAAAGAAAATGTTAAATTTTGCTTCAGCAGAAATTAAAATTGCTGATCTAGGAATGTTTGAAGGATATGCTTCTGTATTTGATGGAGTAGATTCCTACAATGACACTATCCTAAAGGGCGCTTATCAAGATACTATTTCTAATCGCAATCGCCCTGTTTCAATGTATTTTAATCACACATCTTATAGATCTGATATGCCTGCAACAATCGGCAAATGGATGAGTATGGAAGAAGATACAAGAGGACTTTATGTAAAGGGTCAGTTATCTTTGGGGCATCCTACTGCTGATGCTATCTATGCCAGCATGATTAATAAGACTGTAGATGGTTTATCTATTGGCTTTAAGATTCCTGATGGTGGCTATGATGTTAGGGATGGCATTAGATATTTGAAAAAAATAGATCTAGTAGAAGTATCTGTTGTAGATAATCCAGCAGATAATAGTGCAAGAATCTCATTAGATTCTGTAAAATTAGATATTGAAGGAATTAAAAGTATTAGAGAAGCTGAGGAATTTCTGAGAGATTCAGCAAACCTTAGCAACTCAAGCGCAAAGGCTTTGCTGGCGCAAATTAAGTTGGTGCTTCGGGATGAGGTAAAGACTGAGATTGAACAAGCATTGATTATTAATCGCTT